TGATACCGATGTGGTCGACTGCCAGAATACCTATCTGCTTACCTGACAACTTTTTGATGTCTGTACAAGCCTGGTGCATCTCCTGAAGGCCTAGATTCCTCGGGTTACCCTTTTCGTCTTCGTTACCAATCACGTAAAGGCGATCCGCCAGCGGAGAGTCATTACCAACCAACTGAATCCATCTTGCAATGATGTCAGCTTCGGGCATCTCTAAAGAGAAGAATACATAAACATCATCGTTGTCGATGTTGTTCTGAATTGCGTCTCGCATGAGTTTGAGGGTGACTGAAGTCTTGCCCACACCCGTGCCAGCGATCAACCCTAAAAGTTCCTTCTTGCGCCAAGGATTCCCAAGAACTTCAGTGTCCATATACCACGTGCCCTTGACGAAGTCCCCAAGGTTCTTTTCGTTGTCGCCCATCCGAAGTTGCTGGCCAACCGTCTTGAACGGAGAGCTCATAGCTTTTTCGGCGTACACTTTATCGATGGTATTCTGGGCGTAGCTGAAACGATGAGGTCCTTTGGATACGGCCTTGACGGTGTTGGACAAAACTGCTAAGGCGTCTTTTCTATTGAATCCAGCCTTATACAAAATGTTGGCCAACTTCATGTCTGCACCAGAGCGGTCACCGTAAGTTTCTTTAGGCTTTGTGAATAGGTGGAATACCGCAACGTTTGCCGGATCTTGAATGAACTCCAAGAACGAATCAGGAATCTCTTCAAGATTGGCAAACTCAGGAACGTCCACTTTCATCTTGCCGTCGAGTTTATTTAAGTGGTTCTGAGCTCGAATAAGGGTAGCCTCGGGAAGCGCGTAGATCTCTTGCGGCAATTGAGCTACTGTGTAAACAGAGTTGGACGACAAAGACTCAACGATTCCAGCGAGAGCATAGTCCTTGTGGCGTTTAGTGTTATAGTAACCAGGCACACGCATCAGCTGCATGACCGTGTAGATCGATTCATCGGTCTTGAAGTGGTTGATTAGCGCCAATTGCGTCAGAACGTACAGATCCCTGGTGAGATCACTCATTTGCCAATAAGCGTGAATTCCGTTACCAGAGTTTACAACCATGGTTGGTTTTAGCGGAAACCTAGAAATGACTTCTAGGAAGTCTTCTTTAGACTTGTAGACGCCATCTTTAAGATCCATATCTACGAAGACGTAATTGAATACGTTAATATGTTTACCACTTAGGTGGCGAACACCTTCGGTGTATACATCTTTAGATGGATGATTGGGAAAGAAGTAGACGTTATATCCAAGTTGGTTCTGCTCAGTTACATACTCTGGCGTAAAACCGCAACCTTCGATAACGTCTGGGCCTTTGATTTCTTCAATGAACTTGGGATTGGGCTCGTCATTTGCAAGGCACGGTTTGGCCCAATCCGGCTTAATTAAGCGGTAGAAATTCACGTGTTACCTCTGGTTTGTTATTTACTACAAGGACTGTTATACTAGAGGGATAACTTCGTACTCGTTCTCCAGATCGATAGTGAGGGTGAAACCACCTTTTTTGTTTTCACGGACCGACAGTTGCTTCACTTGGTAGTTCTTGCCAGTCTTAGAATCGCACCAGATCAAAGCACCAGTGTAATACTGGTTCGGAGTTCCATCTTCGTTCTGTGCATTAAGGCTATTCATTAAAGCTTTCGACCAAGTCGAACCGTCTTTAGTATAGCTTTTGATATTGGCCAAGTAGCGGCGATCATTTTTCTTCTGTTGTTCGTCTGCCATAAAATTCCCCTTTTAGCGGTTTGCAGGTTGAGAGATTCCGAACCTTTTCAGAACGTCTGTAGCAACTTGGTTAACTTGCGGATTGGCTGCCGGAGCTGGTGCTGCTTGCGCAGGGGCGGCCGTAGGACCCGTAGTAGGATTCACCAATCCAGGAAACTGAGGATTGGGAGCGGTAAACGCAGGCGCCGCTGGAGGAGTTACGGGAGTGGGCATTTTGAATGTCGATTGTTGGGGAGGCGCAGCTTGCTGTTGTTGAGCTGGAGGCGTCAGAAACGCAGGTTGCTGTTGTTTAGGTGCCGCGGTTTGCGCTTGCATTTTGGCATTAAAGTCAACTCCGCCACCCTGTTGTTCTTCTTCATTTTCGCCTTGATACAGAGGAGCCCATCCTTTAGGAAACAATCCGCCACCAGATGCTTCCATATTTTGTCCAAACTTGAACTCTTGTTTCTCAGATTCAGAAACCAAAGAATAATATTTGTGACCTTTTTTGGTTGTGCGGAAAACGATCTTCAAATCGGTTGCACCACCAGGAGCAGTTTTGGGGAGATTGGAATAAAACGAAACAGTTTCAAAGAACTCTTTTTCGTCTTTAACATCTGCTTTAAGTTCGAATTCGTCAAGTCCCACTTTGAGACGATAAGTTACCTGCAACATTGATTGTATCCTCCGTTATGAAGAGATACTACCAATGAGCAGGTTTCAAGTAAATGGGCCTAATCTTCTAAGTGCCATTGACCATTGATGTTATGGATAAGCTGACGTGTACCATTTCGATGCTGAATCAGGTGGGTAGATGTCCAAGCGCTTGGTCCATCGTTATAGCCTAGATTCATTACTGTGCTTGTACCAACACGATACACTGAACGAAAGATAGCAGCCGAGTGGTTGTGTCCCACGTTAGCCGCTCCATAGCAATCCTCGATTTCACCCATTCCAGGATTCCTATGACCGCTCTTACCTAAGTGACCGTGGGCTCCGTTCTCAATACCGTTGACTTTAAATGAATCATTCACACCAAGGAACTGGACCTTGTCTTGGTCGGCGATAGGGAACAACTCACGCATTGCATATTCAAGAGGCATGATCTCTTGTTCTTCATACGCAACAGTTAGCTTCATGGCCAACAGCTTATTTGCAGGCTGCTTCATGAACTCACCGTCTTTGAGGAAACGGAGAAGAAAGTCTTCATGGTTTCCATATTTCACGATAAGCTTTTTAAAAGGCCACGAACAGAGATCATCGATCTCTTTTTGATTTGCAGTCAGTTCATATTCTAGGTTGTCAAGTCCAGCTTTAGCTTTTTTCGACAACGAGACCGTGTTATGTCGTTCGTGAGGATTGATCGAAATTCCATCAAAGAAATCTTCTACTGTCATGTAGTCAGGCTTCAGCATCTCAACCAGGTCCTTAGCCATCTTCTTAGCTTGGGGATCGGTCGACAAAACGTGATAGTCACCTAACTGAACTAAGTCTGCAGTGATTTTCTCGATTTTACCTGAAGCATGGTACTTCTTATCGAGATCGCAGAAAGCTCCAGTCTTAGCTTCGAATTCAACCGTGCGGAAGAAGAACGTCTTGCCATTCTTTACCTCGACTACGATCGCTCCTAAAGTGTGATCCTGTTCTGCCAGATACGCAGTCCGTTCAGACATGTACATTTCAGTGCGGTAGTTGGCTTTGGTGATTGCGCCAGTAGTCATGAGGGCACGAGGAATTTCGCAGTTGTTATTCGAATTGGCTGCGAACTCTAAGAACTGCTTTGGTGAGGCCACGATGGTCGATCCACGCTTCTGGGACAGACGCTTGATTCCAGTCAGGGGCTGGAGTTGCTTAGCGCTCATCTTGATGGTGGACAAGATCAAATTGTCATTCAGAGCAACGTCTTTAAAAACGATGCTGTCTGCAGGCAGTTTATGGCTTAACGACCATTTCTGTTTATGCTCTTTTTGTTTCGCAGGATCAGAGCACGGGAGGATCAACAACATAGCTTTGTTGGCTTTGCAGAATGAGGCCACTGCCTTCATTGCGCCTTCATGGGGTTCACAACCAGTGACGGCCGTGGTGATTACAAAGCGGCGGTGCTTGCCGATGTTGCTACGAAGTTCTTTGAAGGCTGCGTCATCAAACGAGGTTTCATCAATGATGTTGCTGAAAACTTCAGGATCAAATTCACGGGCGGCGGCAACTAAACCTTCGATGCTTCCAAAGTGGCGACCTACCGAATCACGGTTCTCGCCGCAGTGTTGAGTAAACTCAGACATGACTGGGATGTATTTACGCTCTTCCACCAGTTCGGTGAAAGACTTAAGAAGACGCTCTTTTACAACTTCAGACTTAACTTCTACTGAGCTTTTCAGAGATTCAAGATCATACTCATCTTGGTGCTTAATGAAGATACGGCGAACTGCGTCTACTGATTTCTTCTCTCCAAACTTTTTCCCAAAGGCCAGGACGATTTCAGGGTAGGATTTGCCCTGTTTTTTAAGGTTCATTATGAAGTCAATTTGAGGTCTTTTTTGTGACATCACGGGTCTCCAGGGAGGGTTTGTTATTGTTGTGAATTATATCATTTAGGAACTGACGGAGTTTCCAACTCGGCCAAGACGTATCCAGCTATATTAAAGATGGCTCCTCGTTGCTTTTTGGAAGTAACTGGTTGCTTTCCTGAAAAAAGCCCTTTGAAGTTGTTGTACCACATAAGGTTAAATTCATCCAGAAGTCCAATATTTTGTGACACAAAAGACATTGCCGACTTTAAATCCTCGTTGAATTTGTTTGCCGCAAGGATACCACATATATTAGCCAGCGCGTGCTTTTGGCGGGGCGTCAGTCGGCGGCCGACTACGAAGAACAAACCCAAAGAGAACAAGTCAATCCGAGTATTGTGGTCCAGCATATTCTTGTTGGCATTTGCAAAGTCTAAAGCTCGTTCCGTTGAGTCCTTGCCGTTGGCGCTGACGGTATTGATTCTAGCTTTTTCAAGCCTGATCAAAATTCCAGGAGCCAGGGGATGAGAAACTAGAACCGTGAAATCTTCGATCGTGTCGAGATTACAGGTGTTGGAGGATGAGGTGCCAAAGTCGTAGGTGACTACAGTGTTTTCTTTTAGATCCATTTGTCATCCACTCCAAGAGAGTTATGGTTTGTTTTATATGATACTGACAATCTCTGGGTTTTTAAATAAAAAAACCCGCTTGAGGGTTAGGGGGGAACCTTTCAAGCGGGCGAGGGGGGAGAATTAGGTAGATGCTATTTTTTCGGGGGGACGAAGATGATAGCTCCACCGGCGGTACTTAACAACGAAGAGATACTAACTGCGTTTTCTAAAGCTGTCTTGGTAACTTTAACAGGATCAATAATCCCAGATTTCAGAGCATCTGCAATGACTTTATTTCGAGCATCGTAAACTACTCCGGGAGCATTTAACACGTCTTGTTTTACGGCGTGTTGTTTAATCGGATCAACTCCGATGTTCTCAAGAATTTGAAAGAACGGTGATTGAAGGGCTTGAGCCAAAATGGCATGACCGATACTCGCATGCGGATCCAAAGTATCTGCAATCCGAAGGAGTGTTGTTCCGCCGCCAGGCACAACTCCATCCTGAATGGCGGCGCGGGCCGCATTAAGAGCGTCTTCAATACGGTCATACTTCTCTTTGATTTCAAGTTCGGTATTGCCACCAACACAGATTTTTGCGATTCCGTTAGTGATGGCCGCGGTCCGATCGTTCAAGATTTGAACGTCATAAGGACTTTCAGCACGGGCCTTCAAGGCTCGGAGTTGTTCCACTCGGAGAAGAACTTCGTCTTCGGAACCCTGACCTTCATAAAGTGTAGTCTTATATTTGTCTACGATGACTTTTTTGACCAATCCAATGTCGTCCTCTTCAATCGCAGAAAGCGAGCGGTTGCCATTACCGAGACGAGTGCCTCCAGTGTACACGGCCAAGTCGTCATAATATCCCGAGCGGACATGCGTAGCGTTAGGACCAACTACTGGAACTACTGACATTCCCCCTTCCATCTTTTGGATGTTGAGGAATTGGAGAACGTCATTCGAGAACTCATTTGCAATCAGAAGAATAGACGGCATCTTCTTTGTGGGTTTCTCAGAGCCTTCTTCCACACCTGCGAGGATTCTCAGGGCTGGGATCAGGTCGGTGTAGTTAAACATCTTGCCATCATATATAATGACAGCGACGTCTTCAGCTTCGAATTGAGTTTGTTCTTTGTTGCTGAAGAAGGCCGTACGGCCTTCAGCCCCGCGATTGAACTGATAGCCTTCAACTACTTCTAGGGTTACGTCATTCGTGTGACCTTCATCTACCGTAACTACACCTTCAGCTCCGACTTTCTCGAAAGCCTCAGAGATTACTCGACCGATTGTTTCATCCCCGTTGGCCGAAATGGTGGCAACTTCTTTTACCATGTCCATGTTGTCAACTGGAATTGTTGCGTCTTTAAGGAGGAGAAGAACGTCCTTCAGGGCAGCTTCGATCGACTCTTTGACTAACTGAGGATTTAAAGAGGGATTCTCTTTTAGAGCTTTTTCGGTCTCAATCACCAGAGCTTCACCCAAAACAATCGCGGTAGTTGTTCCGTCGCCAGCAATAACGTTGGTTCGTTTACAGATTGCTTTGACAGCTTGGATTACAACGTCTTCTTCTGGGATTGAACTTTCGCACTCTTCGGCGACCGAGACACCGTCTTTGGTGATCTTGGGGCCGAGGCGAGTTCCGTCTAGAGCTTCTCCTAAACGCTGAATCATAATCGGGAGTCCACCTGGACCTAAAGTCCTTTTAACGATTCCAGCTATGAGCTTCATTCCAGCTATTTTCGGGGCGATCAATTCGTCTCGGGTAACGATTCTTTTGTCCATTGTAGAGGGATCTCCTATGATTCTGAATGGTATCCACCAGCGGAAGAAACGTAAATGAGCCGGCGGCGGAAAACTCTTCGGCAAGCCGGCTTAGGAAAGGAAGTCCCGTGTATTTTGAATTTCATAAGGTTTGTTTTGGAGGTATGTTTTAGTGGAACGTTATTTTTAAGGGAAAGGCATTCACATCAGTAAGACATAAAGATAGGCTTAAGGAGTATTGTGAATTATTTATAGCTAACAAATATGTTTACTATTGTACAGGGCTTGCGCGCCGGAGTAAATCGAACGTAAATAACTTTTTTGTTTACCCTCCCGGCGGGAACGACTATAATCCTATGTGCAGATCTATATAAAGAATTCATATTCTAAACTCGACGGTGACGTTCCTCCAGACGTCGAGGCACTACTACGCCAAATGCTTACCTATAGAAACGACATTGACGGTGAAAAGGGAATGCTCTTTAACCGGATGAAGTGGTGGAAGCAGAACGACGAAATGCAGAAATACCATGCTGCAATTGCTAGAATTAAAAAGCTTGATGCTACCGAATTCGTATGCCTTTACAAGGACAAACACTTTCCGACCGGGTTGTTGAACCTTGTTGTGGAAGCTTTAAAGTCCTTCGGAGCCACATATCAGATTGTGGATGGCCGGGAAGTTCCAAAACCGGATGCGCTTCTTAGATGGCAAAATAAGCCTTGGGCTCCGAGATACTACCAACAAAATATGATTGATTTAGGACTTCAACAAGGACGCGGAGTTTTTCAGTCGGCCGTAGGGACTGGAAAGAGTCTCATTATGGGATACTTGATCAAAGAGCTCAGCGTCAATTCATTGATCATCGCCCCGTCCAGAGGCCTTAGTTTTCAATTGGGTAATGATTTAGCTAGCTGGTTCGGTGACCGAAACGTGGACCTTCTTGATGCATCAAAGGTCAGAAAACTCAAACGGGTGAAGCCAATCAGTATCATTACGGTACAATCGTGTGCGTCTCTAATTAAGACAGGCGAATTCCAAAAGTTTGCCCAAGAAATGGGAGCTCTCCACGTGGACGAGATCCATCATGCGGGCGCGGCAACTTACACAAACTTACTTCCGTCTATCGAACACATTTACCATCGCTTCGGCTACTCAGGAACTTTCCTCAGAAATGACAACAAGACCCTAGAGATGTGGGGGTTCTTGTCGAACGTTCTTTATGACTACCCGGCCCACCAAGCTATAAAAGAGGGCTACCTCACTCCGATGGAAGTTCTCATTCACAAATTGGGTGGCAAACGCTCCAAGAATTATCAAAAAGAATATGAAGGAAACTACTGCGGAAATCCGGACATGCTGAAGCGAATCCACGAAATCTGTATGATCGATCCAAACGCGCAGGTTTTGGTCCTGGTTAAACAGAAGGACAAGTCGGGTAAGATCATTCATGAATATTTGAATACGCTTGGGGTATCGAATGCGTACATCTCAGGTGATAACACCAGTGAACAAATCGATGCCACGATTACAGCCTTCAACGAAAAGAAGGTCAGAGTAATGATTGGTTCCAGCGTGATTGGAGAAGGAATCGACGTAAGGTCTACGGACCATTTAATTATGGCTCAAGGCGGTAAATCAGAGGTGGTGATGGTTCAGGCCGCAGGTCGGTTGATTCGACTTTATGAGGGTAAGCAACTTGGATGGCTTCATGACTTTCAGTTTACCGGAACTGAATATATGGAAGGTCACTTGGATGATCGAATTGATACTTACAAAAACAATTTTGCGTGCCCCATCAGGTACGCTGAATGAATAAAACATTCCCAAAAGAAGGCACTAAAAAAGACAAACAGACTATTCGTGCTTTGAAAGCTCAAATCAGTGCCCTGGAAAAAGAAATAAGGTTCCTTGAGCGGGAGCTGTTGAATATAATGAAACCAGTTAGGGAACGGAAGGTAGTCAAGCCAGATCCAACATTTGAAGATTGGCGTAAAGACTTTCTCAAACGATTCAAAAAAGAAGTTTTGAGCAAATGAAAAAGCAATCTGTAGTCTACATTGACATGGACGATACTATTGCGGACTTCTGGTCTGAGGCAAGAGATCCCAAAACTGGGGACATCCGGGAACACATGATGTGGGATAAAGACTTTTTCTTGAATTTAAAGCCGATCGCAGGAGCCAAGGGCGCAATCTTTGAAATTGAAAAGATGGGCTATGACATCTATATCCTAAGTCAGCCTTTGGCCGAATCTCCAGAATCCTACATAGATAAAGTCAAATGGATTCAGATCCACTTTCCCCAGCTGTATAAAAAGATCATCTTAACGCAAGATAAAGGTTTGTGTCTCGGTGACTATTTGATTGACGACAATGACACAAAATGGAAAGAAAAGTTTGAAAAGAACGGTGGAACGTTCGTACACTTTCCATATGGCGGACACACATACGCCAAAGATCCGACTCTTTGCCGAGATCCTGAACAAGCCTGGAGAGACATTGTTAGTTACCTGAGGGCGCAACCAAAATGATCACCGATCTTTACCAAGAGTACTTGTACATCATCGGAAAGCTTAAGGATGTCTATAAGCTTGACTCCGACACGACACACCGGAATATCCATACGTTTTATCAGAACAAGGCTCAAATCTTCAAACTGATGTTTGGCAAATACACCAACGGCGGCAACCAGATTGTGGTGTCCTTTCATATAGATGTGCCTAGTCGAGATGCAGTTTACTGGTTCCTCAACATTCAATACTTCTACCCGCTGTTGAAAGTCGTGGATCATCACATTGAAGACGACAAGGGTGAGACCTATTTAGGTAGTGACGCCACAGCCATTCAGAACCTGTTGATCCAGCGGAATACTTTGGATCATTGGTTGAGCAACAAGACGGATCAAGAAATCAAGGACTTTACCGAAGGTGATGTTGTTGGGTCTGTTCGTAATTCAAAACAAAGTTACAATTCACAAGAAGAGTCTGGCAAAGCAATAATCGAGTTTGAACGTATGAAGAAACCTTCTGACGGCGAGGACACACACTGATGGCAAAGGTTAAGCTAGTTCCCACAACTGCCGATGCCTTTGCCGTAGGTAAAATCGTTGGAGCTACCGAGGCTCTTGAAGAAATCTTAGAGATGTCCAAAATGGACAGCATGACAAGTTTACGCATTTATCTTAAAGCTAGAATCAAAAGCCTTAAAGAGAGCCCAGCTAACAACCCTTTCAAACGGAACGATTAAATGAAAGTCAAGATCGCAGACCTAAAAGCAGTAGTGAAGTGGATGGAAGAGAACTCCAGAGACGTTATGTGCAACATCCGTGAGATCGACCGTGGCATGCAGATTACGTGCATGGACAAGTATGCGATCTACGTCGAAATGAAGATTTCAGAAGAAGGAACGATGGGTCCTAAAATCGTTAAGGAAGAGAACCTCCCATGAAGTTTTCTGACTTGACTGAGTTCGATCTTGAAGTTATCCGCAGCATGGCCAATCGTAAGCTGATTGACCGCGCTGGATGGAATCCCTCAAAAGTTCTTATGGAGACTGTGTTTGAGTTCATTCACGCCAAAGGAATGAATATCGTCAAAGATCCTAATCGTGAACCCACAATGGAAGGTCCTAAGGCTAGTTGGTATCAGGCTGCAAACGCAAAGAAACCTTGGAGTTACTAAATGGACATTATGATCGATTTGGAGACTTTGGACACTGGTAGTGATTGCGTAGTTATCTCAATTGGCGCTTGTCAATTCGATATCGAAAAAAAGACTATTCCCAGCACTTTCTATATGGCTGCTGAAGTTCAAGAGCAGATGGATAAGGGCCGTAAGGTCAGCGCGTCCACAATCAAATGGTGGATGGGTCAGGACGGCGCTGCCAAACACGTGTTCAACGAGAAGGCCAAGCCAATGGCCGAGGTCTTAAAAACCCTCACGTTCTGGTTGAATTCCTTAGGCAATAAAAAAGATCGTAAAGTTTGGGGTAATGGTTCTTCCTTTGACATTTCGATTCTGGAAAACGCTTACAAAATGTACGGTCAAGAAGTTCCCTGGAGCTACAACTCCATTATGGATCTCAGGACCTTCAAACGTTTCGTTGGCAAGGGTGAACAAATACCCCGTCCGGCAATCGCCCACAATGCACTTGAAGACGCCAGAACTCAAGCCACCTACGTGATCACCAAGTGTGGATTGTAATCTACGGCAGACATTTTAAGTATCTAGATTACAAAGAGTATCGAACTGAGACAAGATCCTGGTTTCTGGCGATGTTCGTTTACTGGTTTTGGTCGTGTAGATATTCTATGTCTGTGTATCCAGTCAAGTACGTCAAAATCTACAAAGTGGATAAGAACGTAGTTAAGCTGAAAACATATAACAAAAACTCTGAGGGGATTTACAAATGAGCGCAAAAGACAAGTTACCGAATCTGGTGAAGCATCTTGAGAATAACAAGAACAAGCTTTCTGGTGGGATTATTCCTAGCCGATACGTCGGTAAAGAAGTTGCATACCGTGAATTCTTGGAGCGTGAAATTCGTCGCACTTCCAAGAAGGTCGAAGAACTCAAACTGAGCGGTAAATAATGGAATTACGTACTTTAGTTTCTGCGGTGTCGCAGCTTCGTTCTTTGGTAGGACCTTGGAACGTTTCAAAGCTTTTGGCTGGTGAAAACGTATTTTTAACTGAAAAAGATCCAGTGGAAGCTAACTTAATTTCCAATCTTTTAAAAGAGGCCGGACTTTACGTTCACGTCTCAGACAGTCCGTCTAGCCCGGGCAAGCAGACGATTTTGACACATTTGGTGTAAGGAGTTTCTATGTTAAGTCTCGAAGAAATTATCCATTGTGGAACTGCTCCAGCAGACATTAATCCTGACAAACTGGCTCAGACTCAAGATCTATTGGATCGCGTGAACAAGGTTCGTTTGGCTTGGAATAAGCCCATGACGGTTACATCCGGTATGCGTACTTGGGCAGATCATTTAAGAATCTACGCGGCAAAAGGAATAACAGATCTTAATAAAATTCCGAAGGCATCTCACCACTTGGAGACAGTAACGGATTCTGCTGCGGTTGATATTGCAGATCCAGGTTTAGAAATTACAGCCTGGCTTAAGGGTGGCGGCGCTCAGGTTCTTGAAGACGCTGGCCTATATTGCGAGCAAGGAAACAGCAATTGGGTGCATTTTCAAAATTGCGCTCCAAGGTCTGGTAATCGTTGGTTTTTACCATAATTTGACATTTTAAAGTCGTACCATTAAGTAGTACGCTTGTACTACTTAATGGTACGATCCTACTACTTTTTTGTACGATCGTTTCTCTTCAATTCTACAACTTGGGTAGATAATTCGCCAAGCGTATCTATCTCTACGTGAGCGTACATCTCAATCAAGACTTTAGTGACACGTCTGGCGTGGAATTCGCACTTTACGTACGTAGCCATAGGAAGCGGCTTACCGTCAAGTTCTACTATAGTGTTGCTCCCTGTTGGGGGAAGATCTGGGTTTCGGCTACGGATTGTAACCTTCGGATATTTGGTCTGGCTCATGGGCCTCTCCTTTATGAATCTGACGAAATTGTCAGATTATTTATTCAAAATAATGCTTAGTCAAAGGCTCGTAAACTTCTTCTAGTTTAGGGCCAGGATTCAATCCTCTGAAGTATGCAATTAAACAAGCTTGGGCTGGATTCGTTGCAGTCTGACCAGGCAACATCTTAGGATACGGTCGTTTCTTGTAAATCCATTTAGCCAATTTTGACCAAGGCGTGGGCATTGTATGCTCAGCTTGAAACATGCAATTTATCAGGTTGATGTCATCATTGTTCGTAGGATTCTTGCCGTAGCTCAACACTTTAATCAATGCACTGACCACAAAATCTAGATCGAATAAAAACATGAGCGGATACAAAGGCCACGCTCTGAACGCGCGGATGTAGAGGCTCCAGAAGCCCAGGACCGTCAGATCTGGAATCTTCCATTTGTAGGCCGCTGCGTCGTATCTCGGGTCACCCGGAGGCCACGCCCAATTATTTCTGGTGTTTGTTGTGAAGAGTAGTGCCCGCTTAAGGTGGTTCTTGAAGAAAGCCTTCAGACCTTTCTTGTTCGAAAGACCCATGGCTATTACATTCGGAATGGCCTGGTCTCTGGAAAAGCGATCTGATAAACCACCCCAATAAGCTGGATCTGGCCACCTACGGAGAAAACCTTTATGATTGGGATCATTCAGTAGATTTAAAACGACATTGTATCTAGACGATACCATCATCGCCTCTAGCGTATCACACTGGCCTAGTTCTGCCAAAAGCGCAACGCAAAGGGCAAATGACCCTTCACGCTGAGCAGTGTCTCCTCCGTCATATCCCGGAGGGGGCTGGGTGATGAGTTGATACTTTGGATCCAACCATGGCTGAACAATTGGAAAGAATCTCATATTAAGAGATTCCGGCTTGGATAGCTGCTTTCACGGCTGCAATTTGATCAGCGCTGAAGTAGGTTGACAACGAAGAATCAGCGTTTACAAGAGCTAAAGCGGTAGCCAAAGATCCATTCCACAGCAGTCGTTCAACATTTGCTAATGTGGCATCTGCAAGCATGGCTTGGAATTCCTGGGTAGTTAAAGCACCAGACGCAAGGTTCTGCTCATTGTAAGCGTAAACCTGAGCAACGATCTGAGCTCCAACTTGCTGGGCTTGAAGACCTTTATTCACCAGAGCTTTAAGAGCTACTTGGGCAGTCACATCTATTTGTTGAATTTGGAAGTCAGGACCAAAAGTGTAAATTATTACGCTTTGACCATTTATAACTGAAGGAGTTGATCCAGTTGCTTTAGTTATGTCTTCTGAGTTAATTCTAGGATCATTCGAAGCAATGTCTCGTTCCTGTTTACCCCACGAAGCGTTATTTCGCTCTTGATTTATCCACGCATTTGCAGAGTCTTGGTCTGGAAATTGAGAAAACCAACCGATCTCTCCAGTTGCAACTTTAATTATATTCACCTGAATCATATTAGTTTCCTACTCTTTCGATTGAAAGCCAACAGAAGAACGACGACGTATCTAATGACAAGCTAGCTCCGTTATCCTGGACTCCTGAAAAAGTCAAAGTATCGCCAGCAAGACAGTTAAAAGTATAACTTGTAGTAGCACTGGAGTTATTACCTACAGTGCTAAAAGGCGTATTTGCTCTAATTTGTAAACTTGAGGATCCTGCCTGGTTTATCTGAGAACCAATAATCCCAACGCTCGACGTGCCGGGCGTGGCACCTATAGACATGCTTGCTCTATAAGATCCAGATACTGGAATTGTATAAACTCCAGTCGAAGCGTTAAAAGCAAGATGGGTATCCTTTTTCTTAGTCCAGCCTGTGATTGTGGTGTTCACATTGTTTGACAACGTTTGACCGGAACTATTAATTGCGGCACAATTTACGCTCTCGGTCGAGGCAATAACAGAAGGACCAGATAATCTTGTAACAGTCATCCGCGAAGCGCTAGCGTTTGGACCCGTAGTCCCGCCTGCGTTTTGTCCAACAGTGACAGTTATTACATCTCCAGCCTTCATTTGATTTGCTACAACCATGGTGACTGGGGAGCAATAATTTGATCCTGCAGCATACGTTGTTCCGTATTGAGAATCTCCGCCAGCTATGCCACTTCCATTTTTTAAAACAGTCCAAAACTGAGTACCTGCGGCACCACCACCAGTTCCAGGGGTTTGTAAAATTCCTTGTACTTGAACTAAATAAATTCCGGCAACCGGGACAACATAACCAGTGCTTCCGTTATACCCTGAGTGTGTATCCAGAGTAAGCGAGGACCAAATTAACGTAGTCGCACTACTTGGAATATTTGTATTTGTTGCTCCTGCAATATCAAAGGCCACGACCCGCGTATCAGTGTCTGCGGACATCTGAACGTTGAGACCTTTGTAAAATTCTTCTATGATGATCACGCCGCCCGCGCCATTACCAGCTCCAGAAACACCTGACCCACCAGTTCCTACGGAATAACTATAAGTTGCCGCAGGGCTTCCTATAACTTTTTCAGAATAACCACCAGCAGCACCGCCAGCGCGAGCAGCATTAGATACGCCGGCACCGCCGCCACCGCCTGATCCAAAAGCTGCAGCATTATGCCCCGAGTTACCCGTTAAACCACCGCCGCCACCGCCACCGAAGTAACTAGCCCCGCCAGTTCCACCAACAGTTGTAGCATTATTATCGCCCGCGCCCCCGTCACCACCAGTAATATTAATATCACCACCAGATGCAGTTCCGCCTGCAGGAGACGTTCCGCCAGACGCAGTTCCACCACCGTTGGCAGTCATTGAGACCCCAGTTCCGCTGAAAGTGGTTGCTCCACCAAGAGCTGGATCTGCCGCTAATGTGCCACCAGACGAGCCACCCCCAACCATACTTAC